GGAAGATATCAGCGAACAAGGCCCGGGATACCAGAGTGCGATCACGCGGTAGCCAGCGCGACTCTACCTCCCTCAACCAGACAGCCACGCCGTAGAAAGAAGCGTAGCTGATGGCCTGCGAAAGCAGACCACTAGTCACGCCCTTCCGAAAGCGTACTGCCTCGAAAAGAGAGCCTAGAGGAGCGCCGGTTACCTCAGTGCCACGATGCACCCATCTCTTAGCGAACTCGTAAGTGTCCTTCGACACGTGCGTTTTCGGATCAGAAATGGAAACATCTAACTCTTTGAGGATTGTCCGGTATTCCTCGGCTACGCCAGCGTCAGCGATGACGATGTCGTCTCCGAGTAATGCGTAACTGGTAAAGAAGACGGTTTTACCCGCCCTCTTAGCAGCTACACGGACGATTACATGGTGGCAGAGAGAGAACATAGCCCATGAACTATACGCGCCCATTGGTTGTCCACAAGCGTACCTTACGGTACCCTTGGGTCCCCATGTGACGTGGTAGTCACGGCCAGTAATCAATCTACGCCATGCGGCCGCATACTCGTCCGAGACCAGAAAGGCTAAGACGACCTCCTGCACGATTACAGGAAATCTGTCCGTCGCCTGACTGAGATCGAATGAGAAATACGGTCCCTCTGGAGGTAGGGTGGCTCTGAAGCTCCCTTGATTAAAGGTACAGTCAGGCTTCAGCCCCTTCAAGAGGTTCATAAGAGCCAAGTGAAGAGGGTAAAGAGCGGACTGCGACCAGTAGTCAAGGATAGCAACGATCCGGCACTTGGCTTCCTTATCTTTGACCATTGATAACTTGGCGCTACGTCCTTTAGGAGTAAGCCTGACGGGCTTACCCTTGGATTTAACGTCAAGCATCGATAGCCATCGATCTGGGACCAGTGAGGTTCGTATGGATTCAATCAATCGGATGATTCCATCTCCCCCCAGAACGCGCAGGTCGCTAATCTGCTCGTCTGTGAGAAGGTGGGCATCCTCGATAGATCCTACCAGAGCCTGGGCGTTCGGACCTGCTTTGGTCGACGCGTGACACTCTTCCCATACGGGACGAGGGATGCTCAGATTCAAATCCGCCACCGTGCCGACGAGGTCGTCCCGCAAACGCGGTGACATATGACCTTCGAAGGGACGTGTGACCGGACTCAGATCTGGCGCCTTCCAACCTGGTAATAGCCGGGAATAACCCAAAAGGGTTAGGCCCAGCCTTACTTTGGGAGGATCACGCTCGCGGAAGAGTTCGACGACAGGTATCCCCTTTGGGAGTCCCTGTTTGTCTAGCTCAACCCCAAAGCCTGGTGATTCCTTGAGCGGTGAAGCGCACAGGTAACGAGTACAGGCCAATCGGGTGGATTTAATCCAACCGATCGTCTCTACCGTTCCTCGTGTTTCAGCTCGCTTAAGGACCACACTAGTCCAAGAACGTACCAAACCCTCATCATACTCAATGTTAAGATATACCGAGCATAGGAGTCGGATGACTACCTGTGCCAGGGTTAACCTTAATTTGAGCATAATGATGTAGATACCATTTATGTTTCTTAGATGGACATCAGCTTGCGCACTGATGCGAAGATCCTGAAGGAACCGACCCTGTGTCGTGAGACAAGGCGTCGCCCAGAAGGTCTTTGGTGAGAACACTCCGGAG